CCACGCAAGATTTGCGCGATGGATTCCGGCCTTGCAGCTACGGATAGCCAATCGGCTGCATCCTCTTTGCGCTCTGTGGGTTAGGGCGCTGTCTCAGACATGGTGTCTGAGTGAGGTATCTGATCACCCCAAGCTGGATCTCATGGCCGCGGCCCGGGGGACCGATCATTATAGGCGAAGAAACAGCGAAAGCGGCTCGCCCGGGTTGTGCTGGTCGTTGCCGACCTTCGAGGCGCGTTCTGATCACTGCTCGTTACGCTTCACACTCCAACCTATTGGATTCAATAGATTGGATCATCAATCCAACTGATTGGATCGTTAGTGAGCGTCAGGCGCTCATGGCCGGCACCCCCGGTGGGGGGTACACCTGGGTTGAGGATCTGAAATCCATAAGTTACCTCCCCCACACCGGGAGTACGCACAGCCCCCAGGGTTGACATGACCGCTAGGATGCTGTAGAGTGGGGGTATGTGGGAGAAATGCCGCGAGTGGCACCGCGCGTGTGGCGATAGGCCGAGCACGCTTTGCCGCGAGTGTGAATACAGGGAGACGTGCTGGGCAACTCTATTTCCGCTAGATGCCCTGTCAGGGCATTTACCGGATGAGAAAGGTGCTATCCGTCAGCGCGCCGCAGGATGCACGTCAGCAGTGCGCTATCGCGTTGCTGGAGATGCGGTTCAGGGAAGCACTTCCGCCAACAGATGACCGGAATCGGTAGCGTTTTTCGGACAATTACTGGGCTGCGCGAAACTGTGCAGCAAACTCTTGACTCTGGTCGAGGAGTTCGAGTGTCAGTGCACCTGTCCAGATCCCCGGCCCGACCAGCACCCTGGCACCGCCGTCGATAGGCACGCGCCATGCGACGATGCCGACCACCTCGCCGCGCGCATTGAGTAGACAGGAGCCAGAACTGCCCTCGACCGGGGGTGTGTCGGCAACGACATGGCCCGCTACGATGCGCGTCACCAGCGCCGTGTTGATTGCCGGGGCAAAAGCGTCCCCCTGTGATTTCCAATCGTACCCGACCCACCAGATCCTATCCCCCGGCAGCGGTGGCTGAGCAGCAATGGGATATGGTGTCACATCAAATGTCCCCACGACGGAAGCGATGTCCGCAAAATTTGATGTACGGTATGGCATCAGTATTCCCGCTCGTCCAAACTGGCTGAAAGACATAAGGGTGGTATCTCTAAGATCCTTGTTGTAGACAACGTGAAGGTTTGTCAGCATACTGTGCGGGGCCACGGGGCAGGCGTGGGACATGCCGTCTATGCCGATCACCGGCACGACACGTGATGTGTCTGGCACGCGATTGATCGTGGTCTCTGGTTCTGGCTTCTCTACCTTCACTTCTACCACTTTGGTCGGAATGATGCCTGGACCGAAGGCCAGGAGGAATGCTGTGACGATGATGAGGACTGTCGCGGCAGCAAGAAACCTGCGGAACCGAGGAGAGAAGGGCACGCTATCCGCCTTCCTTAATGACTGCTACCGAAGAAGATAACATCTTGGGGCTTGGTATCGTCAATATCCAGATGCACGTGCTTGTCCGCCAGCTCTATTCGACGGAAGCCGGCCAAGACGGCTGCGCAAACGATACGAAATCGCGTTCTAGAGCCTTCACATCGCAGGTCTACAGCCAGACCGCATGTGTGGGCACTGTTCTGAACGCCTCCGATGGCCTCATTTTCCTCTCTGGTGCGATAGCCGGAGGTGATGATGAACGGAATATGGGCATAACCACGCGCATGGTCCAGCATCTCGACTAGTCTTGGGTCCAAATTGGCAACTTCGTCATCGGAAAAGTGCTTTGCCATGAGGGTTTGGCTCCTTTTTAGTCGTCATCACGATTTTGAGGCGAAATTACGTAATCGTGACTGGTTTCCGCGCACAGAGCCCTGTGTGAAGGAGAAAAACTGCCCTTGAATGAGCGCGGGACGGGCCAAATCACGTCCCCTCGTGAGTTCACGACCTGAAAACTGCTGATGTGGCGTCTACAGATCGTGCATCGGAGCGTATTGCAGCGCCAGAACGGCTGGGCATCGAATGGAAACTCGTGCTCAACGCCTCCATGGCAGCATGTGGAGCGCCGGAACAGTTCGTTGAGTACAAGACGCCGCTTTCGCACGTAAGAAGGATAGCAGATTTTGCGCGCCGACGCAAGAGGTGCGCGATATACTGTTATTGGAGGCTCCATCCGGCTGTCCCCGCGCAGCGACCTCCCCTCCGCTGCCCCCTCCTCCCGGCCGGACGAGCCTCTTTACATTTTGCGCAAAATTTGCTAGAGTTGTACTGTGAAAAAGACACCGAGCCGCAAAGAATGCGCCGTAGAGGCTCCAGACGTGGTTGAAACTGAACCGGTTGTCGAAAATGAGGCGGTTGATTCACCAAACAACCAGTTGATCGAAGCAGTTGTTGAGGCAATTGAAACAGGATCGCTTTTCGAGGAGCTGGAGAGCGTCCCCGAGAAGCCGAGCACCCTCGAAGTCCGCCCCGACGACATTCCTCCGTTGGATTTGGGTCTGACGAAGGACCAGAAGGCGGAATTTGCCAAATTGCTCGACGCAGAGATGCCAATCGCCGAACGAGCGCGTCAACTTGCCAAACTTGCCCGCTTCACCGACACAAAACGCGCCCCGGTGGGTCTTCGGGCCATTATCGAGATCAACACCCTCTGCGGATTGCGTGAAGACAAGCCCAGAGACGACGCGCCGCTGTTTGTGATGCCAGAAGATGCGCGTGTGGCGGTGCTCATCCAGAAAGTGGAGAAATGATATGCCGAAGCGCGTATTTGAGATTGAGTGGGATGGAGATGAAGGTCCGGCTCATCGTCTTTGGATGAACACCAGCAATCTTCTCATCTGTCTTTTGGAAACCTGTCGTTATACGAGGTTCACAGTGAGAGATGTTACTGGTGATGGAGTAGCAGATCCCAATCCGGAATCTAGCGGCCCACTTGAGACTGGGAAATGACCAAGAAACTCGACCTGTGGCCTGCCCAAAAGCTGTTTTTCGAGGCGGGGCCACAGGCGACGATGTTCATGGGCGGGGTTGGTTCAGGAAAGTCATACGTGACCGTACTCAAGATGCTCTACTTGTTAGACCAGTACCCAGGCTCTCGCGGCCTCATCGCCCGGCAGCGTTTCCAGCAGTTGAAGAAAACGACGAGTGCCACGTTGTGGCAATTGCTCGACAAGTCGAAGATTGCCCGCCGAAACGACAATGAGGGCACACTCACCCTCATCAACGGCTCGCAACTGCTGCTCATGCACTTGGACAGCAACGACAGCCTACTCAACCTGAAATCGCTAGAAATCAACTTCGGCGCGATAGACCAAGCTGAAGACGTTAGCGCGGATGCGTGGGACACGCTCTTTGAGCGCATCGGGCGGTGGAGCGGCGCTGAGAAACGAGGCGGGTGGCCCAAGGATTGGCCTTACAAGAACAGACTTGGTGACTGTATCCCGCCGCGCTACATCTTCGCCAACTGCTACTCGCCCGGCTTCGATCACTGGATTACCAATCGCTTCTGGGAGTATGGGGGCGAGCGAGCCCGATACAGGGACGCGGGCTATCGGGTCGTTATCGGCTCTACACGCGAGAACCTCGCGCTGTCGGACGACTACATCAAAGATCGTCTCGCAATGGGCGACGAGTATGTGCGGCGTTTTGTCGATGCCACCGATTGGGGCGCGCACGAGGGCCGCATCTTCGACCTACTGCCCATGAGTATCCTCGAACCAACACCAGCGTTGACAAACTACATTATGCAGAAGTGCCGGCTGCACCGCGTGTATGACCACGGAGAGGCCGTGCCCAGCGCCTACTTGTGGTACGCGACGGATGCCGAGGGCAACGTGATCTTCTACCGCGAGGGTGGCGCGGCCGATCTGCTCGTGAGCGACCACAGAGCCGCGATCTACGAGATGAGCAAGGCGGATGGCGACGGCACGCCGCCGCGCTACTACAGCAACCTCGCGGACCCGGCCATCTTCGCCAAGACGAGAGGCCGTGGCCCCAACTCCGCCCCGACGTGGTCCGTGGCCGACGAGTTCAAGGACACCAAGATCATGGACCCCAAGACCGCGATCTACTGGCGTCCGGCCAACAACGACGAGGCGATGACCATCAACCGCGTGCGGGAGTACCTGCGGAAAGATCCCGCACACCGACACCCGTTCTCCGGGCGAAAGAGCGCCCCCAGACTGTACTTCATTCGCCGCACCGACGATTATCCGCAGGGGTGCCACGAGGTCATTACGGACATCCGGGCTGCCAAGCGCGTCGAGGTTGGGGTGATGGCGAATGGGACCAAACTCTATGGTGATGAGCGAGATGAGACAATACGGGACCACTGGCTCGATGGGGTCCGCTACGCCATCGGTATGCGGCCCGCGATTGCGCGTCAAGTGCAAGTCGAAGAGGATGAGCCAAATACGATCCGTCTTGACAAATACTTTGACGCGATGGAGCGGCAGGTCGAAATGGACCGCGTGGACAGGCGTCGTTCTTTCGGCGGGCACAATGACTATTGATACAATGGAAGATAGGAGGCAGTATGGCCGACGATAAGCAGATCGAGCAGGACGAGGAGAGAATGCGGGAATTCGAGCATTGGCGGAAGATTTATGTCGAGAGGGCACAGGAGCATAGAGACGCCCGGCTGAATCTCAGGCTCGGAACCGAGTGGGAGCACATCGTCTACGAGGAGATGCTCTTTGACGTTCATCTGCGGCTTACCGAGGTTGAGAAGCTGCTGAAGGGGTGATGAATGCCGGGCGACACCTTCGTTGAGACGTGGTTCAAGAGGATAGACGCCGCTAAGAAACTGGTAGAGGACTGGGAGAAGGAAAACCGGGTACGGGACTGCCTGGACTACTATCGCGGCAAGCAGCTCGTTGACGAGTTCGATGAGTTCAACAACCGGAGAGTCCAAATCAACAAGATTCACCCGGAAGTCCGCAACAACATCCCCAGCCTCTACTACTACCGCCCCTTTGCGCGGCTGGCCCCCGCCCCCGAGCAGATAGACGACCCCGGCACGGAGATCGAGCAGGACGTACAGCTCCTACAGGACACCGCGAACCACCTCATCCGTGACCCGGAGACGATGTTCCGTGAATCCACATTCGTCGCTCTGAAGGAGGCGCACTGGGCCTTCGGGCTGGTGGAGGTGGGATACAGCCCGGAGTTCGTGGACGCCCCCAACGCGCCCAAGCCGCCTCTGAAGGAGAAGGAGGACACCAAGATTGGCGGGCCAGAAGAGGCGGCTAAGGAAGACAAACTTCCCCTTCAACTCGGTAACGAGGAAACCGACTCCCCCAACGGCCCTACTTCGGGAACAATCGTTCCTGAAACGGGTACGGAGCCGGAGACGGAACTGGCGTCGGTCGAAGCCGAAGTTGACACGCTCCAGTCTCAACTCAAGTCCGAGCGGTTCTTCGTCCGGCACATCCCGTACCATCAGGTGCTCATCAGCATTTCTGACAAACCTCTCCTGAACAATAACGACTTTGTAGGGTACTGGGAGGATATGCCGCTTGAGGACGTGAAGCGGTCCACGGCTTACCAGAATACGACCGACCTGAAGGCGTGTACGGACGAGAAGGACACCACACGGGCCGATGAGTGGGCCAAGTCTGTCGGTGCTCCCGAGATGATTCGGTTGTACAAGTTGTGGGACTTGCGGACCAAAGAGCGTTACGTGTTCGCCGCTGGGCATAAGAAAGAACTCCTGCGGAAGCCCTATAACCGCTGCCCGCTCAAGTTCCTACGGTTCGACATTGACCCGTATCATTTCCTGCCCCGCCCACTCATTCTGAGCAAGTTGGGGCCACAGGACGAGTACAACCGCAGCCGGGAGTGGCTCTCCAAGGTCCGCGACGGCATCGTGCCGCGATACACCTACGACGAGGATGCGCTCGACGCCAAGCAACTCCGCAAGTTGGAGAGCGGGACGATTGGGTCATATATCCCGCGTAAGGGCGGGACCGCAGACCCCATCACGCCCATCAACCAGCCGTCCTACTCCGAGAACGCGCTTCAGACGCTCACGCTCTCCGACAAGGAGTTCTCGGATGTCGGCGGGGTGGGCAGCGACCCCAAGATAGCGCAGTCCAAGACTGCCACGCAGGCCAAGATTGCCGAGACGAAGAGTCAGGTTCAGGACAGCTTCGACCGCCTTCTCGTGGCTGAGTGGCTCTCCGACATCATCAAGGAACTGATCAGTCTCGCCACCGAGAACATGAGTATCAACCGCTGGATCGCCATCAACGTGGTCCCGCAGTCGCAGTTCTCGATGCAGATTGCCCAGGAAGTTCAGGCGCGGTACGCCCGCATTAACGCGGATCTGCTGTCCGACGCCTCGCAGGGCATCAACTGGGAAGTGCAGATCGACCTAGAGAGCCTCAGCCCCGTCTCCGAAGAGGAGAAGTTCCAGAAGTTGATGCAGGGGTTGACCCTCTTCGCCAATCCGGCGCTCGGTCGCCTGTTTAGCGTGTCGCCTGAACTGCTACAGTTCACGCTCAGCTGCATGGGCATCAAGAGTGCCCGCACGCAGCAACTCATCTTGGGCGCTGTCCAACAGGTCGTGATGATGGAGCAGCAGCTCGCCATGGCGGGCCAGAATGCGTCACAGGGCGTTCCATCCCAGCCGGGGGCAACCGCCCCTGCCGGACCAAAGGCCGGTGGCCCACAGCCGGGTCCGCCCAAACCATCCGGACCCACGGGACCGGGCGCAGCCGCGCCCAAGCCCCCGGCTGGACCAAAACCGATGTAGGAGAACGACAAATGCCGAAGGAACTGGAGCAGGCTCTATCCCGTGCTTACGATAAAGGCAAGCGTAAAGGCAAGCTGAAGAGCACGAGCAAAGGGCAGTACGTGTTTGGCAGCAAACCCATGCAAAAGTGGATGAAAGAGCACAAGTAATCAGCGGTACAATGGACTGTAGGAGTTAGACATGCGGAAGAATATCGAAGCCGACAATTTGAATGTGGCCGGCGACCTGACTGTTACGGGAAGTGTGACTGTCCAGGGAACCAGTGACATCGTCA